TTTGTACTAGACTTGAATAAATACAGGACGCCTGATTATTTAAGAAAATTATACAAGGGGGGCGATAATACTGAATGAAATTGACTGATAAAATAAAAAGAGCTTTTAACAGGACAAAAGAAACGAATACCCCTAAAGGAACAAGGAAAGAGATAGGGCTAGAAGACTTACAAAACTATACCTATACAATTGGGGGCATAAATTTAAAAGATGTAGCAAACTCGCCGGACTATTCCGAAACGATTTATTTTATTTGTCTGAAACATTTATCAGAAACTTTGAGTAAAATGTCGTGGGAGAAAAGAAAAAATACAAAGGAACAAGGAAGAGAAAAGATATTTGATAATGAGCTAGACTTATTATTAAATGTTAAGCCCAACCCGTATTTGACAGCCTCGCAGTTTTGGGCTACGGTCGAACTTAATAAACTACACTTTGGCAACGCTTATGTTTGGATAGAAACAAACGAAAAAGGTTTTATAAAAAATCTTTGGCAGTTGCCGTCGCGTAATATGGAAGTGTGGGTCGATGATAAGGGGATTTTTGAAAGCAACGAGGGTATTTGGTATGTGTGGACAGATGTAAGGACAGGCAAAAGATACAGGTTTTGTAAAGATGAAATTTTACATTTTAAAACATCGTTTTCGTTTGACGGTTTGGTCGGTATGCCTGTTAGAGAAATATTAAAAACTCAAATAAATACTAATAAGCACGCAGAGGCGTTTTTAAATAAGTTTTATCAATCCGGAATGTATGGGTCAAAGTTACTTGTGCATTATACAGGACAAATGGACAGCGCATCAGAAAATGCGTTAGTAGAAGAGATTGAAAGATTTACGGCTAAAACTAGCAACGGAAAAATAATGCCGTTACCTCTAGGATTTCAAGCTGTTGTATTGGATATGAAATTAGCAGATGCACAATTTTTTGAAAATAACAAAGTAACAGCTTTACAGATAGCGGGAGCGTTTGGAATTAAACCGAACGTCATCAACGATTACAGCAAGTCATCGTATAGCAATAGTGAAAGTCAACAACTAGACTTTTATGTAAATACGTTACAACCACTTTTTAAAAGTTATGAACAGGAAATGACAAGTAAATTGTTGCGTAGTGATGAGCAAGAAAACGGTATGCGTTTAAATATCAATGAAAAAATATTATTCAAAATGGATAGTAAAACACAATCAGAGGTCATTACTACATACCTCAATAACTTTGCTATGACAGTAAATGAGGCACGGGAAGAACTAGATTTACCATATATAAGCGAAGAGAAAGGGGGAAATAAATTAATAGGTAACGGAAATGCTATCACGCTTGATAAAGCGGGAGTGCAATATAAAGAGGGAGAAAAGGGGGTGTAAAATGAAAGATTTTAAAGTATTAAAAGCGAGAGCGAAAGCCGACAACGTTATTGAAGTAGATATATACGGAGATATTATCGCGACCGAGAGCGAGCAAACAAGCTATGAAGACGTGACGCCTTTGTATATCAAAGACTTTTTAGCGTTTGCGGGCAATAGGGAGTTAGAAATTAATATTAACTCACTAGGCGGGGACGTCAACGCCGGAATTGCTATATATAATATGTTGAAAAACTATAAAAATACAAAAAGAGTGTACGTTCAAGGAATAGCCGGGTCAATATCATCGGTAATCGCTATGGCGGGCGATGAGATATATATGGCAGATAATGCCCAACTAATGATACACCGTGCTTGGTGCATACAGGCTGGAAACGCACAGGAAATGCAAAAGGCAGTTGACTTTTTAAATAAGCTTGACGGCATTATAGCTGATGTGTATATGACAAAAGTTACAAAGAAAGACGTGACTAGATATGACATTTTAAATATGATGTCAGATGAAACGTGGCTTACAGGCGTAGAGGCGTCAAAGATATTTGATATAAAACTCTCGGGAGCTCAACAAGTTTATGCTAAGGCGGGAGATATTAGCAGGTTGAAAAAGATGCCGGATAGTGTAAAAGCTATGTTGCTAAACGAGCAAAAGGAAAAAGAAAAACAACTAGAAATTGAGAAAGAAAAATTAAACTTATTATTATTAACAAAGGGGGCATAAAATGAAAAAAATAGATGAGGTAAAACAAAGATTAGAGCAATTAAAAGCACAGGCAAAAACTTTACTAGATACAGAGGGGACAACACTAGAGGCAATAAAGGATATCAAAAATAAAATAAACATAGAGCAAGAGAAACTTGAAACGCTAGAGGCTATGAATAAAGTGCCAACAGTGCCAACAGGGAGCAAACTAGAAACGGGAACAGAAGAAGAGAAAGAAAAACAATATAAAAGAGCTTTTTTTAATATGGTAAGAGGCAAAAATACACTTGCTAATGATGAAATTTTAACAGCTAAAAATCAGTTATCATCATCATCGGGAGAAGACGGGGGGTATTTAATACCTAACGACCAGCAAACAGCTATCAACGAATTAAAAAAACATACTTTTGCATTTAGAGAATACGTAACAGTTGAGCCTGTATCAACAAGCACAGGTTCAAGAAATAGAGAAAAAAGCGAGGAAGACGAGGGATTTCAAGATATAACAAACGGGGGAGAAATAGCAGACGTGGCATCGCCTAAGTTTGTCAATATACCATATTCGATTAAGGATTATGCCGGAATATTGCCAATTCCAAACAACTTAAAAAACGATAGTGATGTCAACTTAGAAAGATATATCAATAAATGGTTAGCAAGAAAAACAAATGCGACAGAGAATAGAGAAATATTAAAAATACTAAACGCTATTTCGACGCCTACACCGGTTAAAACGGTTGATGATTTAAAAATGGCTATCAATACAAAGATAAATGCTGTATTTAAACCGACGCTTAAAGTTTATATGAACTCAGATGCGTTCACTCATTTTTCAAGAGAAAAAGACACGACAGGCAGATACTTGCTAGAAACTGACCCGAAAAGAGCAACAGGAAAAATGATTGACGGTGTACCTATAATAGAAGTACCGAACGAACTTTTAAAAACATCGGGACAAAAAGCAAAAATATTTATAGGAGATATGGAAGAGTTTATCACTTTGTTTGATAGACAAGCGATGACTATACTATCAACTCAAACAGGCGGGGACAGTTTTAAAACGAATACAACAGGACTAAGAGCTATTACTAGATTTGATGTCCAAAAATTTGATGATAGAGCTATGATAGCGTGTGAATTAGATTTTTCGGCGCTGGAAATGGTAAGCGAACTCAACGAAAGCGTTGATTTAAACGCTTTAATTACTCAACTTGTAGGCGAAGAATTGAAGAGAAGAGAACAACAAGCATCGCAAGCAGGACAAGCACAAACGTCGGGAGAAGATAAAACGACAGGGACTACAGAAGTTCAAGCAGTAACAGAAAAAACAGCAGGAAGTAAAACAAAATAATTTCGCAAGCTTGCGAAATTAAAAAAGAGGTGTTAAATGAGTGTAACACTAGAAGAGGCTAAAAAATATTTAAGAGTTGACGGCGATGACGAAGACGAAACAATCAATTTTTTAATAAATTTTAGCAAAGATGATATAAAAAACAGCACAGGCGATGACGGGTCAAACCCGTCAGAAACCTATAAAATGGCTCAATTATTAATAATTGCAAATAGATTTGAAACTCGGACAACGGAAGAGAAAGATATTAAAGACAATAAAGTCTTAGATGCGTTGATGCTTAAAATTAAAATGGGAGTGAAAAAAAATGGCGCTGGCGAGCAGACTTAAAAATAGAATAGAGATATTCAGACGGGAACGTATAGAGGGCACATTAGGTGACACTTACGAAGATAAATCCTTAAAAAAAGTTTGGGCAGATATAATGCCAGCTGGAGCTGGAAAAAAGAGCCAAGAGGCAGAAACTGAAAGAGTAGAAAACAAGTTCAAAATTATAGTAAGAAAAACCGATATAAAACATACAGACTTTATAATGTTTGAGGGTGAAAAGTACGAAATAGAGTACATAACAAGAAATTTTAATGATAATAGTTACCTTGAAATATTTGCAACTCTTACAAGGAGGTAGGGCGATGAGCGACTTTGATAATTTTGAAAAGAGCTTATTAAAACTCAATGAAGAGTTA